TTATGGGAAAATCAATTGACTTTATGGGAAAATAATGTACAAAATTAAAGCGGATAATATTGACAAGGAGATATATTATGACCGCACTATCACAGTCTTTAATCGCTGAGAAAATTAAACTCGAATCTCAGTGGAATTCTCATTATCTTAATTCTGGTAAAGAAACTCTTGAAATGAAATCTATTGAAGAGAGAATCAAAAGAATTTTAGCTAAAATAAGATGGAGACATCAAGACTATGAGAGTCATTTATTTTTTAAATAAACTTGCTCTCTAAATAAAAATGGCTATATTTAACCTTCTAGGAAAATAAACTAGCATACAGACTGACCTAGCAGACGAACGTAGAGACTGTATGTAATTTTACTACGGAGGTAAAACATGGGAACAACCACATTTCAAGGTCCAGTTGTATCTAAAAAAGGTTTTTTTAGTACAGGTCCAGGTAATGTTGTAGACGCTGATTCTAGCGTTTCTTTAACAGTAGCTGATCACGCAGGTAGAATCGTACACAACGATGCTGCGGGTGCAGTGACTTACACATTACCAGCAACAAACGCAAATTCTGATTCTGCGGTCGCAGGACCAGGAGCAGACTTTAATAATCTAAGCAACGTCGGTGCTACTATTGAGATTTTTTCATCAATAACAAAAACAGGCGACATGGTTATACAAGTTGCAAACGCAACTGACGTAATGGTCGGAAGTGCTATCTTAATTGATGACTCATCTGATAACGTCGTTGGTTTTGAAACAGTCTCAGCATCTGATACTATTACTTTAAATGGTAGTACAAAAGGTGGTGTTACTTTTTCAAAAATTGTATGTACAGTTCTTGCTTCAGGTAAATGGAAAGTTGATGTGACTTCAGGATGTACTGGAACACCAGCAACACCATTTAGTGCTGCAGTAAGTTAATGATTAATTAGGAGCCCTTCTAAAGGGCTCCTATACAAAGGAGAAAAAAATGGCAAGTAAAGGCGACGTAAAAGCGGTCAGAGTTACAGCAACGGGAGCAGTCTTCGCAGGTCGAACTAGGCTTAGAGGTATTATTTTAGCATCTGATGGTGGTGGAGCAGGAACTATAATTTTGCAAGACAACACAGATAGCGCAAGTTTATTTCAAGCTGATGTTCCTAGTGGTGATGTATTTTCAACAAACATTCCAGAAGATGGGGTGTTATTTCCAGGTGGAATGAAAGTATCTACAATTACAAACATAGACGCAGCTACTATATTTATTGATAAGTAAGGTTAAAGAATGGCTACATCAGGCACTACAGCTTTTGACCTTGACATAGATGAAATAATTCAAGAAGCATACGAGCGATGTGGAATGACAGCTCGAACCGGTTATGGTATTAAAAGTGCTAGGCGGTCTTTGAATATATTATTTTCTGAGTGGGGCAATAGAGGTCTTCATCTATGGAAAGTAGACCTAGCCTCCGTTCCTTTAGTAGAGGGACAAGCGGAATACAATGCAACAACCGACAGCACTAATTTTCCAGGGAATGTAAATGAAATATTAGAAGCGTATGTCAGAAATAATTCAACTACAACAGCTCCTGTAGATACACCTATTACAAAAATAGATAGGTCTGCTTATTCTTCCATTGCAAATAAATTATCTAAAGGCACCCCTAGTCAATACTATGTAGATAGAACTACATCTCCTAGTGTCTTTCTATATCAAACACCAAGCAGTAGTTTCTCAGGATCAAGTTTTTTATTAAAATTTTATTATTTAAAAAGAATTGAAGATGCAGGAGCTTACACTAATCAAACGGATGTAGTGTATCGTTTTATTCCCTGTATGTGTGCAGGACTAGCTTACTATTTAAGTTTAAAAATAGCTCCTGACAGAACACAAAATTTAAAATTATTATATGAAGATGAGTTAAATAGAGCTCTTACAGAAGACAGCTCTTCTACTAGCACTTATCTAACACCAAAGGTATACTTTCCAGGAACATGAGTAATTTTGCAAAAGGTAAATACGCTAAAGCGATATCAGATCGAAGCGGCATGGAGTTTTCATACAACGAAATGGTTAAAGAATGGAATGGTTCTTTAGTTCACATTTCTGAGTTTGAAGCTAAACAACCACAGCTAGAATTAAAAGTTCATGGAGCCGATCCTGAAGCTTTACAAAATGCTAGAGTAGATAGAACAGAACCTGCGGTCGCTGTCTTATTAAACATAAACTCTTTTAAAACAGGAAGTGCAAGTTCTTCCACCATAACTGTCACAGAAATAAATCACGGCAGGTCTTCGAGTGATACTGTCTGTTTTAGAGATGCAGAAAATTTTGATGGAATAACAGCAACCAATATTAATAAAGCTGCAGGGTATTCAATAACAAAAGTTGATGCTAACACTTATACTTTTAGTGTAGACACAGATACAGCAACAGCAGGAAATGTAAAAGGAGGGGGCGAGAATGCGTCAGCTGGGCCCGTAACAATATCACCATGACAATGACTCTTAGTGAATTAAAAACAAATATTAGAAATTATAGTGAAACAGATGATGGTGTTTTAACTGATGCTGTTTTAAATGTATTAATTAAAAATGTAGAAAATAGAATTTTTAGAGCTGTGGACTCTGATGATACAAAATTTTATGCTAACTCAGATTTAACAATAGGTAATAGATTTGTTACTGTTCCGTCTGATACTAGAATTATTAGATATGTTCAATTGACAAATCCTACAAATTCAGATCAGTTTTTCTTAGAACAAGTCGATACTTCTTTTTTAGCAGAGTATTTTCCTGATCCTGACAACTCTAGTGATTATGCAACTCCTAGATACTACGCTCATTGGGATTCTGATAATTGGGTTGTGGCTCCTACTCCAGACGCAGCATATGCTATAACTTTAGCCTATATAAAACAACCTGATACAATAACCACCTCTGATTCTAGCAGCACTTATTTATCTAACAATTTTCAAGATTTGTTAATTTATGGGTGTATGGTGGAAACTCTAAAATACTTGAAAGGACCAGATAATATGGTACAAATGTACGAGGCATCCTATCAAGAGGGACTTCAAACGTTTGCGGCAGAACAACAAGGTCGAAGACGCAGAGACGAATACACTAGTGGTGCAATTCGTTTAGATATACAATCACCACAACCAAAAATGAAATAAAAGGAGACTATAAATGGCTAATATAATACCAGATGCATTCAAATCAGAACTCTTATCTGGAACACACAACTTTGCCAACGGAGGCAATAGTTTTAAGATAGCTTTGTACACAGACATCTCTGGTTTTTCTACATCAAGCACTGCATACACTACCTCTAATGAAGTTTCTTCTTCTGGTACAAGTTATACAGCAGGTGGAAATGCTCTAGATAGTCAAGCGGTTGCTGTTGCAAGTAACACAGCTTTTGTTGATTTTGCAGATGAAGTTTTTTCATCAGTAACTTTATCAGCAGTGGGTGCAGTTATTTACAACGATACAAACTCTGACAAACTCGTTGTTGTTCTAGATTTTGGAGGAACTAAAACTGCTACTAACGGAGATTTTACAATTCAATTTCCTGCAGCAGGTGCTTCAACAGCTATCATAAGGATTGCATAATAAGTTATGGCTTTAGTTTTAAACGACAGAGTTAAAGAGACAACTACCACAACCGGCACAGGTACGATTAATTTAGGTGGTGCTCAAACTAATTTTGAAACTTTTGTGGCAGGGATAGGAGATGGTAATACCACTTACTATGCTATTGTTCATAGAAGTTCAGCAGAGTTTGAAGTTGGTTTAGGCACTCTAACAGACGCATCACCAGATACTTTAGCTAGAACTACAATTATATCTAGCTCTAATAGTGATAGCGCTGTTAATTTTAGTGCAGGAACAAAAGATGTCTTTTGTACAATGCCTGCTAGTAAAGCAGTGCATGAAGATGGTAGTTCTGACGTAACTTTACCTAATGATTTAATTTTAGGTTCAGATTCAGCTATTTTAAAATTTGGTGCAGACTCTGATATTAACATTACACACGTTGCCGATACAGGATTAACTACAAACGGAGACTTTACAGTTGGAGACGATCTTACAGTTTCTGGTGGTATAATTGATTTAAAAACCAACAGCGGTTCAAGAGCTCAATTAAAACTTTATTGTGAGTCAGGCAATGCTCACGCACAAAAATTACAAGCACAACCTCACTCCGCAAGTGCTACAAACACATTAACACTTCCAGATGGTAGTGATCAAGAATTAGTAGGAACAACTGCTAGTCAAACTTTAACCAACAAAACTATGACAGCTCCTGTTTTATCAGGTTCTGCTTCTGCAGCAGGTTCTATATTATTTAAAGAAGATACAGATAATGGAACAAATGCGGTAACTTTGATTGGTCCTGCATCTACAGCAGATGTTACTGTAGTATTACCAGCAGCAGCGGATACTTTGGTAGGTAAAGCAACAACAGATACTTTAACAAACAAATCAATAGATTCAGATAACAACACAATTACAAACATTGTAAACGCAGACATTAAATCAAGTGCCGCGATTGCAGATACAAAATTAGCTACAATATCAACAGCAGGTAAAGTAGCATTAACAGCATTAGAGATTGATGGTGGCTCCGACATTGGAGCAGACTTAACAACATCTGATTTAATTATAGTGGATGATGGTGCCGGTGGTACGAATAAAAAAGCAGCATTATCTAGAGTAGTAACATTGATGTCAGCACAAGGATTTTCACAAGAAGATCCAACAGCATTGGCAATAGCATTAGGATAGGAGGATAGATGGCAAATACGTTTAAAACAATAACTAAAGCAGGAGTAACTAGTGCTGACGTTATTTACACAGTAGCAAGTAGTACAACAACAGTGCTTCTTGGTATTATGATAGGTAACACAACAACTACACAAATTACTGTAACAGTTAGTTTGGCTTCAGATACTTCCAATAGAGCAGGAGCAAACAACGAAGCTAATCAAACAGTTGAGTTAGTAACCAATGCGCCGGTTCCTGTTGGTGGTACGCTTGAGTTGTTGGCAGGAAATAAAGTTGTTATGGAAACAACCGATGCTCTTTCGCTAACATCTTCAGGTGCTGCAGACATAATTTTATCAGTAATGGAGATAACCTAGAATGGCATACGTTGGTACACCTATAGATACAACCAATCAGTTTCAGTCTTTACAAGGTAAAAGGTTTAGTGGTGATGGCAGTACAACTGCTTTTACATTAGACATTGC